TCAGTCATGGCTGCAAGTCCTCTGGGTTGACGTTGAAGGCGGCGGCAGCGGCATCGCGCAGCGGATCTCGCGCAGGATGGCCTCAAGCTTGGCCCGCAATGATGCTGCGATGGGGTCCGGCTCACCATCGTCGGCCGCGAAAGCGGCGTCCGCTGTGTCCGTGTCAACATAGGACAGCTCCGCGAACCCGCACAGCGAGTACCCGATGAGCTGCGCGAACTGGACGCGATCCTCTATGGGCACGTGCCAGCGCGCGATCTGAGTCATGTTGAACGGCCCGTCGTCCAACAGCCGCTGAACGATGGCGTTCATGACGAAGCGTCCGTCCTCGATGTCCTGCATGCGTCTAGTCATGGTGTCTCCCTGTGGCTACTTTCTTGAGCGAAACCTCGGCCTGATATAAAGCTGCGTCTAGTTCCCACGGGTACATGTCACTAACGACCCTCACGATGCGCACTGCCGTGGAACCAGCGTACGTGAGCGCGAATTTGCGTCGGTACTCGGGCGTTAACTGGCCCAACATCTCGCATAGCGCGTCCCTGGCGACCTGCTGGCCAGACTCTTCAATCTCACGTATGGCTTTGCTCCTGATGGTCCAGTCGCGCCGGCTATTCATTTTCCCGGATCCTCATGGTCGGGGGAGCGTATGGCTGTCGGCATGTGCAACGGTTCCGTTTGGCTCATGGCGTGCGCCGCCGCCATAGCCACAGCGGTAGTGCGCAGGGACACTGATCGGTCGTCCTGCACGTGCTTCACAAAGTCATGCAGGAAACACAGTACATTCGATACCTCGTTGTCGCCCATCTCTACGATGCGCTTGATCACTGTTAACCTGTCGGCGTATGAGCAGTGCCCGGAGGCTAAATGTTCGAGACGAAACGCCGTCTTGCTAAGCCACTTTGTTTTTCTGTCCATCTCACTCTCCCGCTATTGTGTAGTTGTCGTTCTTTTCGATAAGCATGCCATCGTCTACCATCGACTTGAGGTTGCGTCCCACCGAGGTACGGTGCGCCGACACGCGGTCGCATATCTGCGACTTCGTTAGCGGTACTTCACTAGACACAACAGTATCGATGATCATAGTGTGGATACCTCCTTTCAATAACGCTACGTCGTGATCCGACGTGTTTACTATGTACGTCGCGTTGCTTGTGTCGATCTCGAAGTCGAGATTAAGTGGCGGTGCGTTGGCGCTAGCCTTGAAGTGTCGCAACACGGTTATCGCTGTATCCGTGCGTGAGTCCGGACGGCGCAACTGCCAGCCTGTCTCCAGGAACGCGTTTAGGAACTGACTGCCCCACAACCCCTCGCGCCCATGCTCCGCCCCACCCTTCTTGGTGGTGTGGTGCGCGATCACAAAGGTGCACCCGGTCTCGTCACGTAGACGCTTTAGCACGAACATCTGCTCCGCCGTCTTGGCCATGTAGTCATCCGTGCTGGTGGCCGAGTACAGCGGGTCCAGAATGACGAGAGCTGGCTTGATCTTGCGAACTATGCCCGTGAACTCTTCCATGACCGGCGCGTCGTCGAAGCGGAAGCGCCTGTCGGTGTAGAAGTACAGCGGGATATCGGGTGGCGTCCCGATGTAGTGCGACCCATTTTCCGTGTTAGTAAAGGTCTCCTGCACGTACCCGTAGCGTGAACACACGATGGTGGACGCACGCGATGCAATCTCCGATCGCGGGTCTTCCTGCTGCATGAAGATCACGGGCCCACTTTTGCGCACGGGGTACTGTCCGAGGAACGGTGTAGCGCTCGCCACGGACACGGCGAGGTCTAGCAGCATCCAGGTCTTGTACGTACCGGGCGGCGACACCACGAAACAGATTGTCTCCGATGGTAGCCAGTCGTCGATCGTCCAGCGGGTCTGTTCGTCTCCGTACTGGGTCATGAAGTCGGTCAGACTGTCCAGGTGAAAGCCTGCCGGCGCGTCCTCACGCTTGTGCTCGATGCTGCGCACCGTGAGGTCTAGCTCGCGGCTTGGTAGTGGGTGCGCTAGACCCTTGTTCCACGCGTGCAGCGTGGCCGATACGATGTCTTTGGGTACGCCTTGGCTGATGAAGTATCCGACCAAGCGCGATGCCGTGACATTACGTAAGCCCTTGTCGCAGTGGTCGAGCGCGTCGACGATCCAGCGGTTCTTCTGCCTTCCGTCTACCTCCTCGATCTTGTCATCTTTGACGATGTCGATGGGGAAGGGTGGCAGCAGCACGTCCCCGCACATGAAGTCCAATGCGCCCTTAGTCCAGGTATACGTCTTACCGTTCTGGTGGATACTGGGTGCCGCGACGATGATCCCGTGCTCGCCCCGCACGTCGACGCCGGGGAAGATCCCGGCCTGTGTCTTGATCATCTCCCCTGGTGGGATCGAGTAAAACAAGTGCGCCCCACCACCGCCCGAACGTTGAATTAGCGGGGTGGGGTATTCTTCTATCCATTGTTCGATTGTGCGCGAATCTTCATCGAAATGTGCGGGGTCCAGGTCCAGTACGGCGATGTTCGATACCGCACCCGTCACGACTCCGAGGTTGAGCGCGTCGTGGTCGTTGGGCCACCAGGACTTCAACCTCTTGAGTGGCGGTGGCTCGTGTGTGAACGGTTCCCAGGTGATGGCCGGTCGTTTGTCCCTGCGTCTGATCGGTATGACTGACCAGCCGTAGTCGCGGTACATGAGTGCGTGCTCTTGGAAACCCGTCATGAAAGACCCACTGATTGTTTTGGAAGGTACTCGCCTAGCATCATGTTGGTGAAACTTAGTACGCCACTAGGACTTTCGGCGAAGGAGCTGTGGCCCGATGCCACGCCTTCGTTGGGCATCGCCACCATGAGCGTCGAATAACATACGACTCTACTAGTTTCGTCTGCTTCATCCGCCAAACGCGCTGTGAAGTACGGGTCCGCCACGCCGTCCAGAGACATATTACATGTCACTTTCGTTCCGAATTCTTTGTTGTAATCATACACGACGTTCTGTATGTAAGTGTACAACTTGATAAAGTGTAGCGGTACCCCGTTCGAATGTTCCTCGTATGTCAAAGATCCCACCCCAACTTTCTCACGGGCTCCATCCCACATTCCGCCACCCAGGCAGGGTAGTCGGTGCCGTTGCCCCACCAACCGCTTTCCCGGCATTCGTCGATGATGGGCGCGCATGCGTCGGACAGGGTCGAGTCCCCGAAGAGTCGGTCCACTGCGAAGCACGGCCCCACCAGGAAGCGAGCGTACACACCCTTTGCGGTGTTTGCAAACTGCCCACCTTGGCACAGATGGTGATAGGGTGCGAGGTCGTCGTGGAAGCCGTACGGCGGCTCCACTTTGGTGCCATACGTCACGTTGTATGCCTCGCTTGTCATCCTGACCAACCACGCCGACGCGAGCTTGATCTGGCTCATGACCCGCTTGCGCATCTCCATATCGCTCTTCCACCAGCCGTACGAGTCCCACAGCTCGATCCAGTTGACGAGACCCTCGATCAGGATGCCGGTCATCCAGGAGTTGCACGACTTCGCATAGACCCTGGCCTGATCGACTGTGATCATCACGCCGAAGAAGTCTCGCGCCGCGATTCTCACGGCGAGGTTGTCCAGGTGCCCGCCCTCGGAGTGGATACCGCTGTCGCATACGGGCGCCTCCATCCAGTTTGACGCTTCAAGCTTCTCTAGAGCTTGGTCTGCGATGTTGACCACGTGCAGGGGATCGAAGTATGGCACGGGCGTGTGTGTGGTCAGTGGCGCCATGTACGCCGTCGCCTTGAAGAACCATCCGAACGACCGGCTGTTGCCCCAGTATTCGCCACGCCGCATGGCACTGGCGGCAGCTTGATATTGGCCCACTGCACAGTGTGTGGCGGCGAAGGATTTGTATGCGAGCGCGATCCATACCAGGGCGTCAATGGTCATGTGCTGCGCGTTCGGCGGCGGTGCGCCTGTACCGTGCCAGCCTTCCATCCCGGGCGGCATGCTGCTGCTGTACAGGTTGCTGAACCCTCCCGCGCTAGACCCGTAGCCGTGGCCCAGAAAGTAGTCCGGTTGCTCTAGCGTGTTCCAGTCCACGTTGCACCCGCGCCGACCCTGGTAGCGGGTCCATGTCTGCGCCGAAACGCGCATCGCGGCGCTATCGACACCTTCCGCCAGGGTTAGGCCGGCGGGGCACAGGTGCGCGTGCACGCGACCGCTCCCCGTGGCTTCGGGATTGTGCGGGTCTGGGGTCGGCCCGAAATCCGCGCTGTACATCTGTATGCGCTCGGACTGGTTCAAATTATCCAGCCCCCGGCGCGCGTACAGGAACAGCGGGGTGTTATACATATCCGGGTTGTATTCCAGAGGGCCCACCCACACGGGGAAGATCTGGCCGAATTCTATAGTCACCAGATCCTCATACTTCACCTTACCCTTGTATTCGATGCGTAGGGTGGATGAATATGTTGGTAGATTGACGTCCATACCCCCGAACCACAGCCCGCATTCGTTGCCTTTGCGGTACACCGATAGTCCGGGCCGGATGGTGCACACGCCGTCGGAGTCCAGGTCGGTGGTGATGCTGTTGTACGTGATCTTCATAATGTTTCCTGTGAGTGGGTTTATGCCGCTTTACTGTTTAATCTGCGATCGTTGACGCGCCTACGTCTGTAGTGCCAACCCCTCTCCACGCTGTACGACTTCGAACAGCGTGAGCATTCGGTGACGAAGCCTTCGTCCTGTGTGAGGATGGTGTCCTGCATCTTGTGGTGGCCGATGAAACACAGAAACCTGCCAATCACACAATCTCTCCGAATGCGTTGTCCTTGATGATCGGCACGGTGATCATGCGGTACTGCGCGGCACGGTTAAATCGCTCCTTCATGACCTCGGTTGGGTCCTCGTCCGACACTATAACGTTCGGCTTCTCGTGGCGATCCTCGTAGATGACCGAACCGAGATACAGCTCACGGTTCCTGCAATTTGGCGTAGCCTTAGTCGCCATCCTCGTCCTCCGTTGGTAGGTTGACTGGGTCTATGAACAGTTCGTGTGTCGGGCACTTGAAGACGCGGGCGTACATGTCGATCATCTCGGAACTGAGTCCGCGCGAGCCCGCCTCGTGTCGGGCCACCGTGGTCGAATCGATGCCCACCAACTTTGCCAACTCCTCCTGGGTGAGCTTCACGCCACCCGTGCGCAGGGTGCGAACCCTGTTGATACTCTGCATGGCCATCTGGATACTCCTGTGGGGTGTGTGACGGGTCCAGTACACCACACACGTGTGGGGTGTGTCAACAGGTGCGGTGACTAGGCCCGACAGGGTACAAATGCTAATATGTCATGTCAAGTGGAAGATATATACTTGCATATGTGTGCACGATATCTCGTTAAATTGCTATTGTGCATGCACGCTCGTGTCATGCACACCGTCAGATCGAGATATTTTTTCTCATTTCGTACGGGACGGTATCGGAGGTGTGCACTGACATATGCACAAATACCAATTTGCGTGCTCGACCGGTATTTGTGCGTGCGTGCACCCCCCCCGGGGTGCACACGTGCACAACCCTGCACTGTGCATGCACAGCTGTCAGGTCCGGAGGGGGAGGGGGCCCGGTATACCGGCCAGGGAACCCAGACCCGCGTACGGTACACCTCCTGCCCCCCGGACGTACAAGGACGGGGCATAGGGCTCCAGGGATGTACCGTCCGTGAGCGTACACGCAGGGGTACCTATATCCAGGCCCCTAGCGCTCCGTGTCCACGGGAGATATCTCTCCGGACCTGGGGTGGACCCAGCGTCTCGTGCGTGGTGTACTGTAGCCATGAAAGAACCGTACATCTTCGGTAACCCTGACGTGCTGGACATGGCGTGTAGTGGAATCTCTGCAAAAGAGATCGCCTACATAGTTCAGATCGACCGCACCCGTAAGCCGGGCACCGGATGGCAAACAAAGCTCACCGGTCGCGTCCTGGTGCGGATGATCGAGGGGAAAAAGGCTGGCCTGTTCATTGACGAGATGTGCCATTTTGCCGGCATCTCCACCACCACGTACCACAGGTGGCACAGGGTTGCGAAGGTAGCGACCGACAAGCTGGCCGAGGGTAAAAAGCTAACCGTACGAGAGCGCGCACTGTCTGAGCTGTTCATCACGATGCGCCACGTTGAAGCTGGCGTCGAGTATGAGGTGCTAGACAACATGCGCAGTTCGGCGAAGACAGATTGGCACGCGGGCGCCACGTATTTGAAACTGACACGGCCGGACCGTTACGCAACGCGCAAAACCGAGGTCAGTGGCAAAGACGGCAAGCCAATCTCGTTTTCTATGATCGACCAAGCCCTACAGGAGGACAGTTGATGGCTGCAGGATCAGTTACACGCGACCCCACAGCTGGTGGCAAGGCCGTCGGCACAGACGTGCAGGAGAACGTACACTATCAACTTGTGCACGCGGTGCCAACTGATCGCACGATGGTGCGCCAGTACCTGACCCAGGCAGGCGACGGTACCGGAACCGAAAAGGCGATTGCCGACTACACCACGCCGGATGAGTTCTACATCGCGCCCGCTGCTGATGAAGTCATGGTGATCACCAAACTTCACTGGTCGATCTTTGACGCATCGACCCTCAGCCTCGCCACGTATGGTAACCTAGCGTCACTGACCGTGGGGTGCCAGCTGCTGCATCGCCAAGACCCTGCCACACCAGCGACCATCACTGATTATTTCGGCGGTAAGCTGATCAAGTCGAACGCCGACCTGTTGAAGATCGGCACGCTGGAGGCTGCGCTAACCGGCGCAATCGCCTGGAGTGGCGGTCACATGTTCAAGATCGTGATCGATTTCGCCGATGCCGGCTGTTCGCTGCGCCTGGATGGTGGCGATCTCGACTATCTGTCGGTGCTACTGTCCGACAATATGACCGGTCTCGATAGCCAAACCTTCTTCGCTGAGGGCTACTTCGAGGTCGAGCCGTGACCCTGCTGCTGTTGTGCGCCAGTGACGATGACCGGTCCCCGATCATTACGAACGTCGCCACAGTCAAGGCTACTAAGCGACCGCGGGCATCTACATCTTCATCTGGTGCTGCCGGTCAAGTGAAACCCAGAGGTCGGTGATTGTTCTGGCGCCTTATGGCGTGGTGGTATCTGAAAAGGAGCCGTAGTCGATGGCGACGCCGTCACTAGCGGAAATAGCGCGCGACCCAGTCATGTCAAGCTCACGCTTGGACAGACGCCCGTTGTGGGAGATGCAAAGGCAGATTGCACAGTCCGTGCGCGAAAACTCGCGTACGTCTGTGAAAGGCGCAACCGGCTGGGGCAAAACGTACCTGCTAGCCTCCCTGGCGTTGTGGTGGCTGCGCCTGCACAGTGACGCTATCGTCCTAGTGACAGCCACGCGATGGAAGCAGATCGAGCGGCAGTTTATGGGTGAGATCCGTCGTGCCATCGCGGGGTCAAAGGTGTCGATGCCAGCTCCTCAAGCGACACGCTGGGAACTCGACAGCAAGCGCTATCTGGAGTGCATCTCGCCGAATGATGAGGAAGGTGCCGGCGGGTACCACAGCCTGAACGTGCTGATCATGAAAGACGAGATGAGCGGCATCAGCAAGAAGCGTGATACGGGCCTAGAGGGCCCGATGTCCAGTGGCAACGCGCGCATGCTGGAGGTTGGCAACCCGCTTAACCCGACGGGTCCATTCGTGGATCACCACAAGTCGCGCAGCGCGTACAAGTGTTTTAGTGTGAGCGCGTTCGATACGCCAAACTTCATGCCGCTGCATGCCCTGGTGGACTCGTCTGGGCTGCGCGGGGACGAGGCCCTGGTGTACATAGTGGAGGAAATTGCGCGCCGCGGCGATGACGAGCTGAAAAGCTGGATCACGCACCCATCGCTCACGAGTCCGGTGTGGGTCAAAGATCGTATCACAGCTTGGGGGATCGGCCACCCATCCTTCGACAGCCGTATCCTGTCACGATTCCCGAAGTACAGCGAGTTCGCCCTGATCCCGCTCGCCTGGATCGAGGACGCCGAGACACGGATGGCTGTGGACGACGGCGTGTCCGACGTTGAGGTCGGGTGCGACCCTGCGGGCCCAGGCAAGGACAGCACGGCGGTGGCAGTGCGCAGCGGTGCACACCTGCTCGATCTGGTGCGGTTCACCGATTCGGACTCGGTGCCAGCTGTGGTGGCGTACCTGCAAAATAAGTGGGGCCGTCGCATTCGTACTATTCGCTATGACGAGATCGGCATCGGCTATCACTGGGGTATCCGCCTCCGCAAGGCGATGGGTAGCGACACGTGCCGAGTCATGGGCATCAACAGCAGCAGCACCGAACGTGTCGACACGGAACGCTTCCTAAACCTACGGTCCGCACTGCACTGGGCGATGCGCGATAGGTTGGAGAAGGGCGACATCTTCGGTTTCACTGATGACCGGCTGTGCACGCAAGCCGCGATGATCGAGTGGAAACCTAACACGCGAGGCCAGATCCAGATCAAGCCTAAAGACCAGATGAACGCGTCTCCCGACGACTGGGAATCTGTGCTGTACAGTTTCGGCTGTGGGGCGATCGGTATAGGGTCTTACAATGGCGACCTTCTGGACAATGAAGGCGCACTTACCGGCAAAAGCCGATTCAAGAGGGAGTGGTAGAAATGGACCTACTGTCGAGAGCTATCAAGTTTGTGACGGAGCAAAAGGCCGGGGGGCCTGATGAACTTGTCATGGGCTCGGCTATGAGCGATGGCACATTCTCGTCCATGGCGGACGGGGAGGAGTGGAACCCAGATCTAAAGGGCATCAACGGCCTTAAGACGCTGGATCGCATGGCTGCGAGTGACCCCACCGTCGCAGCTGTGATCCGTGCGCACACAAGCCCGATCACTAGTGCCACCTGGACCGTCGAGCCTGCAGACGACGACGCCAAGTCAATCGACATGGCGGACCTCGTGCGTAAGCAGCTGTTCGGCATGGAGATCGAGTGGCAGGAGACGGTCGAGGAGATGTTGGACTTCCTGACCTTCGGATTCTACGACTTCGAGCAGCTGTGGGACATCAGCGCCGGGCAGGCGGAGCTCACGTGCCTCGCACCTCGTCCACCTTTGCAACTGACCGACGTACTGCCCGACGCGCGGGGCCGATTCTTCGGTGTAACCCAGACGCTACAGCAGCTGTCCCTGCCGTCGAATCTACCGTCCGACGTGAACCGTTCGCAGCTCACGATGGAGCAGGCAGGCGACGTGTTCATCCCGTCACAGAAGCTGCTGCACCTTGTGCGTAGGAGACGTGGCGGCAACTTTGTCGGCCGCTCCGCGCTGCGTGGCGCGTACAAGCCGTGGTACATCAAGAAGGAACTGGAGATGCTAGCCGGCATCGCCTACGAGAAGCGCGCATGCGGTGTCGACGTGATGACGCTCGCCAACGTGGGCGAGGAACGCGTGACACCCGCGCTGCGTGCGAAGGCCGAGAAGGTGCTGCGTTCGATGCACGTGAAAGAAGCGCAGTTCGTGACCGAGGTGCCGGGGATGTCGTACAGGCTTGAGGGCTTGCGCGGTGGGACGCTCGATCCGACCAGCTTTATCGAATACCTGGACGTGTCTATTGCCAGGGCAGCCGGTGCCGAATTCATCACCATGGGCTCGGGTACGACCGGCAGCTTTGCGCAACACAGCGACAAGACGAGTCTGTTCATGCAGTCGCTCCTGGCGACCACGCGCATCATCCGCACAGCGGTGAACAGGCAGGTCATCTCGAACATCGTTCGGTACAACTTCGGTGATGTGCCGCGCAGCCAGTACCCATCGCTGCACCACAGCCGGTTGGACAACCGCGATATCGAGTCGGTGGCTACGGCGACGGCAACCCTGGCGAACGCTAACCTGCTGGGCGAGATCACGCCTGATGTGCAGGACGCCTTCCGCACGATGATGGAGTTGCCGCAAATCGAGATCGACGAAAAGAAGAAGAAGGAAGACGGCGCGCGTGGTACGGTTGACGTACAGAAGACGGCGCTAAACGGCGCGCAGGTGACGGCTGCACAAGGTATCGTTGAGGGCGTAGCCCTTGGCAACCTGCCAAGGGGCGCCGGCATTGGTATGCTGCGCCAATTCTTCCAGATGTCGGAGGATGACGCCGAGTTGGTGATGGGTGACGTCGGAGGGAGCTTTAGCCCGCCAGCCGCTGTGGTGGGCCCCGTGGTAGTTGAAGCGTCGCACTGTTCACACGGTGTCGAGTCGAACGTTCTACCGAAAAGCACGTTCTCCCCGGTTGAGTGCTTTGATGCCGAGGCTGTGAACGCCGTACTGGAAGACGCACGTGAATCGATCGTCCAGGATGCGCGCGAGACGCAGGCCGTGGAGATTAAGCGGCTGGTGGAGTTTGCCACTAAGCAGTGGGCAGCTGGCAACAAGCGGGCACTGATCAAGCCCAAGCGCCCGAAGACGGACGATCTGGCTGCAGCCATAGCCGAGCACCTGTGCGAGCTGTCCAAGACGGGACGCGCGCAGGTACAGCAGGAGACGCGTCTGCAGTCGAAGACGGACATGTTGGCCATCTCGGCTGTGGACGTGAGCAAGCAGTCGGCCATCGACCTGTACCTCGTCTCCCGGGCGACCGTCGTGTCGGAGAAGCTGGCCGACCAGTTAATGAGTGCGTACAGGCTCTCGGTACTGCCTATGTCGCTAAGTGGCGAGTTTGACCCAGTGAAACTCGGGGCCAGCATGACGGCCCTGCAGTTGCGCGACGTGGCAGCCGCTGCGCGCCTGTCGGTGAGTGAGGCCCTGGGCCTGGGTCGCAAGTCGCAGCAGGAACAGCTGGAAAGGGACGGGGACGTCGACCATTATTTCTACTCCACAGCTACGGAGTCGGAAACGTGCCCGGCGTGTGCGGCTCTTGAAGGGGCCCGGATCGAGGTCGGCAGTGAGGAGTTCCAGCGGTATTACCCACCGCTGCGCGACGGGCCGTCCGGCCCGTGCGAAGGTGGCGATGGGTGTAACTGTGACATCATCGCGGTGTACGCGACGTGAGAAAGGTTGACATGTCAAGAGGTCTGGCCATTGAAGCACCGCCCCACGTTGTGTTGGGATCGCGTACATGACCGCTACAGCCATGTTGGGAAGATTCGTTTCAGTCGAGATCGTGAGAACGGGCGCATGGCCCGCCTCCACCGGTAAGGCTGAGATCACCGCTGACAAGCTCTCCGCCATAGTGGCGAATTACGAGCTGATGCGCGATGACTTCGACATCCCGCTCAAGCTGGGACACGGCGAAGCCGATCACCTGTTGGAGAAGGGGTTGCCCGCCGCAGGGTGGGTGACGAACCTCCGGATCCGCGACGATGAGGACGGTGGGCAAACCCTTCTGGCCGACATCGAGACAACGAGTGACACGATCACGGAACTGATCCTGTCCAGGGCGTACCGTAAGTTGTCGGTCGAGATTCATCCGTCGTTCGATGCTGGGCGTGGCAAGGTGTACAAGCACGCGCTCATTGGGCTAGCCATGCTGGGCGCAGAGCTGCCCGCGGCGTCGGGGATGGCGGAAATTGCCGATACGTACGTACCGAATGACATTGAACTAAGTCAGGGCATTGACCCTGTGGTGATCCTGATGGAGTCCGCAGGAGCTGAACAGTTGGACGCCGTGCGAGTGCTTGAGGCCCTGGCGGCCGAGGGAGACGAGCAGGCTACTTACCTTCTGGACGAGGTAGCAGCGCTGCTTAAGCGTGTGCACGTCGCCCGTAACCTGAACACGGAGAGCATTACTATGAAGCGTGAGATTACTCAGGCGCTCGGCCTCGCCCATGACGCGTCGGAAGATGACGTCACCCAGGCCATCCTCAAGCTGCAGGCGCCCGTCGATCCGGCTGCAGATCCCGCACCCGCAGATCCCGCACCCGCAGATCCCGCACCGAAGGGCCCGCCCGTCGACGTTGTCAAGAATGACACCGCCGCGGAGCTGGCAGCGACCAAGGCGCAGGTTGCGGAGCTGTCCGCCCGTGATGCCGCCCGTGAGAAGCGCGACATCGTCACCGCGGTCGAGCACTGCGTGGACAGTAACATCGGTAAGAAGCTGCTGCCGGCCAGCCGAGATACGTTCATCTCCCTGGGTATGGACAGCGGTATTGAAAAGCTGCAGACCACCATCGACACCCTGCCGGATCTTGTCCTGCAGTTCGAGATCGGAACGGCTGGCAACAACGCAGGGCCTGTAAAGATCAGCGACGAAGACAGCGCCATGGCTTTGTCCATGGGCATCGACCCCGTTGATCTCGTCACTGGCGAGCGTCTGCTGCGCGGACTTCCCGCGCAGTCCGAGTAACCTCGAACCTGGATAGCAGATATGACTGCCCTCGCTGCACAATCAATTCGTGAGACGATCGGAGGCACTAAGCGCTTCGTCGGCTCGTACCCTGTTAACGCCCTTTCTGTCATCTACAACGGCTCGCTTGTGAGCCTGGATGCGACCGGCGCTCTGGTGCCAGCTGCTGACACTGCGGCCACGTTGTTTGTCGGCTACGTTGAGGAAGGTGGGACCGGCGGTGCTGCCGACGGCGACCTGATGCTCGACGTGTACGTCGCCATCGCCAAGGTCATCACTGGTACCACTGCCGCCGATGATCTCAACGTGGCGGTGATGGTCGAAGACAGCAACACCGTCGATCTCGCGGCTGCGACCACGAATGACATCATTTGTGGCTACATCGTCCGTCGTGAATCCGCCACTCTGGCCTGGATTCAGCTCGCGCCCACCGTCACCCTCGCCTGACCGGCGATCATTTAAGGAGAAGTAAGACATGGGAAAGATCGTAACTAACGGTCAGCTCGCTTCGACCCAGTCGAACGTGCGTCGCCAGTTCCTCACTGACTTTGACCGCCAGAAGGCTGTCATGTCCTGGCGAGAGATTGCCACCGTGGTGCCCAGCACTACGGCGACCGAGGAACAGTCGTGGATGGGCAGTACGCCTACCATGAAGGACACCACCAAGGGTAAGGTCGAGATGGGTGGCGTCAGCCCGTACGACTACAGCCTCACCAACCGGACGTGGCAGAGCGGTATCTCCTTCGACCGTAGCTGGTGGGAGGACGACAAGATGTCACACGCGTCCCTCATCATCTCCAGTCTGGCCGAGGAAGCTGCTGCCAACCGTGGCCGACAGATCTTGGGTCTGTTCGAATCGGGTGGGCTCGCGTACGACGGGACGGCGTACTTCGCCAACACGCGCGTGCAGGGTTCCTCGGCGAACATCGACAACAAGATCGCCGAGAGTGTGACTGACACTGGGGCACTGACTATTGCCGAGGTGCACGCGATCATCAACGCGACGATTGTGCAGATGGGCGCGTTCCAGGACGACAAGGGTGTCATCCAGGGTCGTATGCCTGACACGTTCGTCGTGCCGCTGTCCTTGTACACGTCGTTCTACCAGGGGCTCGCGTCCAACAACCAGCAGGGGTCCGTCCCTGGTGTGCCCCCGTCTAACCCTACCGGCATGCTGCAGGTGGGTGGCTACCGACTGCTGCTGAACCATCAGCTGTCGTCGGCTGTCAAGCTCTACGCGCTCAGCACTGGCGGCACGATGAAGCCCTTCGTGTTCCAGGAGCGTCAGCAGCCGCAGGTCGACGGCATCACGAACGTCGAGTCCCGTGAGTGGATGATCGAGCGCTCGATCCCGTACGTCGCAACCGACCGCTTCGAGGTCGGCTACGGCGACCCGCGCAACGCGGTCGAGGTCACGATCAGCTGACCTTAGCATAGGGGAGCTGGCCGGGTACGCCCGGTCGGCTCCCCGCCCCTCTTCTCCAGGATTACACGATGGCTGCAAACAACACCGAAGGCACGAAGCTCTACGAGATCGCGGCAGATGAGGTCTGGGAGATGGGCCTTGAGGCATCCGTCGCGCCGCGCAACGTGATGATCGAGCACACTGGCGTCGGTACCACGGCGGGCGCTATCGCGCTTTGGCAGGCGAGTGTAGATCAGCCGACAGGTACCGTGTTCGGCCACTCGATCCCTGGAATCCTCACGTCTGTTACGGTCTCTGGTGCGGACCGGCAGCATAAGGTCACGACCAAGCTCCCGATCTGGGTGCGCCGCGCTAACACCTCAGGTATCGACTTTATGTTCACCGTTACGCCCCTCGTCTAACAGGAGCTGATCATGGTCTACTGCACCGAAGCTGAAGTAGAAGCCATGGTACCGCAGTGGCCACGCTCTGGGTGGCCGTCGTTGTTCGACCTCGATCAGGAGATCGAGTCGATCGACGCCGAGTTGAACGTGATTCTAGCCAATCGCGGCATGTCGGTGCCGTACGTGTCTGACACCAGCAACGAAGGGGATGCATTCTACTTGTACCTGGGCCTGCTGTGTAGGTCTGGTGTAACGTGGCGTGTGGTGCAGTCCATCGCCAGGGGCAGCGACGATGTAGCTATGTGGGAAGATTTCCACACTGCATACGAGGAAGGTAAGAAGGGCCTGCAGTCTGGGCAGACCATCCCGTACACTGTCAAACAGAGTGAGGACTCGCTCGGTCCCAGTAATATTAACACCATCCACCCCACCGACGAAGTTAACGATTCGCTAGGGTCGGCCAACCAGCACGCCTTCTATCGGTCGAAGTCGGACACGTTCTAATGAGCGTAGAGATCTCATACGCCTTCCCTGGTGACGAAAAGCTACAGTTTCGTATCGCCAGCGTGCGCCTCGGTGCGTTTATGAAGGAGCCGTTTAAGGACGGCCGCGCCGATGTCATTGATTGGTTTGAGGATGCGGTACGTGATCACTGGGGGCGTGAAGGTGGGGGCAGTCCTAAGGGTAAGTGGAAGAGATGGGCCAGGAGCACCGCTAAGTACAAGAAGGCTAGCGACCGTCTGATGATCGTGACGGGTGCGACACGTGAAGCGCTAACCGACACGGGCGGGCACGGTGCGCTGCGTAAGGTCTCTGACAAGAAGGCTGAACTTGGCATCAACTTCTCGCGCTTCAAGGGCTCGTACCCGGTATACCACCAGACCGGCGTGAAGAGGAACAATCTTCCTATGCGCCGTGTCGTGGACATGGGACCGGACGACGCTAGAGCGGTCGGGAAGGTGGTGCAGGGCCTGATGGTGCGCGCAGCGCGCGCGGCCGGGTTTATCGACGGTAGCCGACTTGCCGGCGTGTCGAGGGCGTTCTGATGACGATGGGTCTAGGCGAATCGCTAGCCAGGAGCATCAGAGAGAACCTGCACCTGGGCGGTGATGGCAGGAATCTGCTGCTGTACAGCCGCGATCTCAGCAACGTTGTGTGGCTGGACGGGTCGGACGGGTCCACGTCCGTGGCGCTGGGACCGGGCCATCGCCTGGGCACCAACCGGTCGGCCAGGACGACGTATGAGATACACCAGCTGGTCGGCGCAAACGCCGAGTACGCCGACACTACGGTAACGTTCTCCGCGTGGGTACGGCCCGTGTCAGGGTGCACGAACCTTGGTATCGAGGTGCGGAACGAAGCGGGCGCTACGGTGGACCAGGAGAAGCACCCCACACCAACGTCCACCGATTGGAAGTACCTGTCCGCTACGGTGACCTTCGGGTCTATCGCGGACAAGGCTGAAATTATCGTGTCGAACGACGACGGTGCAGCGCTTACGGCCGTGTTCGACATACAGGATCTGCAGTTTGAGGTTGGTACTCGGGCTACGTCCTACCAGCCGACCACGGACGGCACCACGCCCTTGCAGACGCTGCTCGACGTGGTGTCCGCAGAGTACGAGGACGGCATCGTCCTCAACGCGCCGTCGGTATGGGCCGTGGGCGACCCGGGCGAGGAGCTGCTGCCGTCGCTGCCGTCGGGCTTCATTACGGTGGACAAGGGGCAGCTTACCGCCCTTGGTGTCACGGGTGTAGGCGCTGGCGGTGCAGTTGCCGCGTACGCCGTCACCATCGGCGTGATCGAGACCACGGAGCCCAGCAACCCAGACGCTCTTTTCATGAAGCTGCACCGACACGTACGTGCTATCTACGAACGGTGCCTGGACATCGAAGCTGCGGGCGGCTTCGACTGTTACAGTATGGGCGGTGCACCAGTCGATGTAGACTTCGGTACTGCCCTAATCGGAAACGGTCAGGTCGTCGCGGACGCCGCCGTCACACTGACTTTTGCGCGCACAGAAGCGCGATAAGGAGAAACAATGTCCAACATTCTAGACTCTCTCCACACCGTACAGCTCGGCAAGCAGTCGGCTGTTGGTACCTCCGTTGCCGCTACGTGGCAGACGCGCCTGATGATGGAGTTTTCATCCGACGGTGGCGTGGTGGAAACCCCGCAGGCTGCGACCGGCCAGCTGATGGCCAACGCTGGCGGTGTGCGGCAGGCGATCGAGCGCTCGGTACCCTTTACTATCCCCGCTGCTGCGTGCACAACCGAAGATATCATGATGGCGCTGCACATGGCCATCGAAGACGGCCCTGCTACGGCGGAGGTCGACGCGACGGATGTGCTGTCGAGCGCGACGTTCAACCGGGCGCGTACCACGATCCCATCAGTTAAGGGGATGACGATCGAGGATCGTGACAGCACGGGTGCAGCGCACATCACGAACCAGTACGCCGACGCGTTCCTGACCCAGTTCCAGTTGAGCTTCACTAAGGGCGGCTTTACGCAGTTCGGTGCTTCGGGTCTCGCCAACGGGCGCACCACGGAGGCCAGCTTCGCCGACCTGTCTGCTAACTTCCCGATGTCGAACGTTGGCTACATCCCGGCCCAGGGCTGGACCATGTGGCTCGATGACGATGCCGGGTCGTACGGCACGACCCAGTTCGCGCTTGATGTGCTGTCCATGACGCACACTTTCGATACGGGGCTCGTCGCGCAGCGTCCCGCGAACGGCAGCATCGACCTCACGTACCCGACGATCGAGCTAAACGGCAGCGTACCCAAGGCTACGCTGGAGCTGGTGTGCCTCGCGCAAGTCGGCTCGGGCCTGTACGCCGCAGAGCGTACCAAGGCAGAAGCCCAGGCGCTGCGCGCTGTTCGCATGCGCGGTATTGGTACTGCGGCTGTCGGCGGTACCACTGCACGTCGTCTCGAGTTTGAATTCCCCTGCCGGCACGTGCAGGACACCTACATCTGTGATGGGGAAGACGAAGGCCAGAGGGTCATCACCCTCAAGCTTGAGTCTCACCCTGACTTCGACGTGGCTGATTGGTATCAGTTCGTCACATACTCTAGTCAGCTTGACACTGACCCCGCATAAGGAACACCAGCCATGGCCCTGGTAGACAAGCTCGAACGCTCCGTAAGCATCCCCCACGAGGAGGGGTGCAGCATGAGATTCCGCCCGCTGTCTGGTCGCGAGGTAGCAGCCGCTGCATCCGCTACCGTGGAGGGCGCCTTTCTCCTGGCGAAGAAGGCTGGAATCGGCCTGGACGGCCTGATGTCCAGCGGCAGCAGCGACACGCCAGACAAACCCACCGATGTGCAGCCTACACAGGCTAACTTCGATCTGGAAATCGTGCTAAAGTCCGGACTTATCAGCCTGGACGGGCCCTGTTACGAGGGCTTTAAGAAGAGTCACGACCTTAAGCGCCTGGACAAGGTTACGGAGGACTGGGCCTTTACCGTGATTATGGGGGATACGCTTGTCCCTTCTTCCTGATCCGACAGTGGCGAGCTATCCTTAGACAAGGAAAGGTACCAACCGAGATGAGACACGCTAACCAGCTTTTCACGCTGTCTCATCTCGGCGCCGTATCACTCTCGCTGTCGGACTTCGACGACCTACCCCTTGTTACAGCTGTGCAGTTGCACGTGCTGGCCGAGGCATCCTGTAAGGGTAAAACGTAATGGGTACGCTCAGCCAAGCTGTAAATGTCATCCTCAACGGTAAGGACAAAGCTAGTCCTGCTGTGGGTAAGCTGGCTGGGTCGCTGGACAAGCTTAGTAAGAAGGTGGAGCACCACCGTAACGCCCTAAAGAGGATGTCCCAGGCGGGTGCTATCATGGTGGGTGCCATGGTGGCTGCCACTCTGGGCGCGCGCGAGCAGATCAAGACGCAAGCCGTACTCGCGCAGACGATCGAGAATACGGGCGAAAAAGCTGATCAGTGGAGTGACAAAGCCGAGGCACTGATGAGTTCGCTGCAGGCGCTCACTGGTGTTAGCGACGAATTGCAGCGTGAGACGTTGTCTAAGCTTGTGATCCAGACTGGTAGCGTCGAACAGGCGATGCAAGCGCTACCTGTCGTGCTGGATGCAGCGTCGGCCTCAGGTAAGGACGTAAAGACCGTCGCCGAGACGATGGGTAAGGCACTAGCCGGCACCGTCCACCAAGCCGAGTCCGTAGGTATCGTGTTCGACAAGAATGCGGACTTCTCCGAGAGACTAGCCACGGTGTACGCCAAGGTTGGCGGGGCTGCGGGTGAGGCTGCCGACCCGTTCAAACGCATGGGCGCTGTCCTGGCAGACGTTAGCGACGCTATAGGTGTCACGTTGATGCCAGCGTTTAATGCTGTGGCTGATGCCGTGGCTGGGTGGGCCCAGGCGCTTATCGATGCAGACCCGTGGGTGCACACTGCCATAGCCTCCGTGGCTGGGCTCGTCGTGGTGCTTGCCGGCACGTCTGGACTGTTGCTCATCCTCCCGCAGTTGTCCGCTGCTGTGACCGCATTCGGGGTCGCGGTGCAGATCGCCACAGGGCCGATCGGGCTGTTGGCTGCTGGCGCCGCTCTCCTGGTGTACGCGCTGTGGGACACGGAGGAGGCGGCTGTTGCCGTTGCCAGCCCCATAGGTATCGTGGCTGACAAACTCAAGACAGACCTGCCCACAGGGGCGAACGCTGCGGTAGACGCACTGGAGAGCACACAGGATGCGCTGTGGGATACGCACGAAGTGTTCAGCGTGTTCACTTCCGCTACAGGTGAGCTGCGCGCCGTCTTTCAAGCGCGGTTCGGCGAGATCAGCGAAGACGTGGCGGCAGCGCTCGACGCCGTAGACGTCACGATGGGTGAGAAGTCTGGCGTCTTTCAAGAGACGTTCAGCAACGCCACCATGTCGATGCTGGGTGAGGCTCTGCGCGTGTTGGGCCCGGAGCTGGGCGATGGGGTGGCTGCGTCCTTCGACGTTATCCACAGCGGATGGAACAAGGGCCCAGGCGCAGCGTTTGAGAGCGGCATTACAGAACTGGACCTCTCGCTCGAGGGTCTTGCGTCGTCCACCATCGCGCACGCTACTGCGATGCAGGACGCCTTCACGTCTGTCGGTGAAGGGATGTCGTTGCCTCTGCGTGACGCTGTAAACCAGATGAGCGTCATCCTGACAGGCGGGTACAACGAGGTGTATCTACCGTACGTGAACAACATACTCGCAACTATGCACGCGTTGGACCAGAACGGTCTGCTCGGTACCCAGGTGGGTGTGCTGGACAGCCTGCCGCAAGCGTTCCCGCCCATGCCGGCGCTACCCACCTTCCGTAAGGGCACACTGTCGCAGCCCGGCGGTAATGCCCTGGTCAATGAGTCGTACGGCGAGATCGTCACTCTGCCCAGTGGGGCCGGTGTACGTGACGCTGGCAGCAGCACGCGCCTGATCGAATCAATGCGGCAGACTGCAAGCACACAGACTGACCGCAGCTTCAACAACTACGGCGAGTTGATCGTCGTATCAGACGACCCTGCGTCCTTCCTGGATGCGTTGGAGGACACGCTTTGATCGAGATTGTCACGTACAACGGGCACATCATCAACGACGGTAGCGTGTACTCTGCTCAGGCGCTGTTTAGTGACTCATTCTTCAAGCGCACATCAAAGCCGATTCTGGCTAAGCGTCTCGATCGACACCCAGTGTACCAGCGTCTGGAACGCGTCGGCACTAAGATAGCTGTTCGCCTGAGCATCCTGTCTACCGAAACCACGGTGTCTGACAAGCTAGACGAACTTAACGGGTGGTTCGCCATAGGCACGGATGCCGACCTCGTGCTGTCGTTCGAGGGTGTGCTGCGCAAGGTGCGTGGTGTCGTTGAGTCAGTAACTCCGCAAGACCGGGCGCCTAACCGCTTCACCGTTGTACTACGCATGCCCGATCCACGGTGGCTGTCCAACCGCACGATCCTGTACGACAATGGTGGCGTGTCGTGCAACGGCGAGAATCTGATAACAGACTCGATCCGCACCGCCGGTGATGAAGGTGACGGCATGGATGTGATGGCCGGGGGGTCCACGGGCATCTGGCCAGCATCGACAAACATGTGCACGAACTCGTCGCTGGACACGAACACCATCGGGTGGGGCACACTGTCGTCGGTGGGGTCCCCTAGTCGGTCGACACTAGAGGTGCTGTTCTCCACGTTCTCCGTCAGGGTGACAGCACAGGCAGGCACCAATACGCACCTGACATTCGAGTCCGGTGGCGTAGGCATCGGTAGCGAGTTTACCGCTGGTAAGTGGTACAGCGCGTCGTGCTGGATCTACATCGGGTCAGGGTGGACAGCCGCAGGCGGTAGCGACATCCAGATCAAGCCGTTCCGGATGGACAGCGACACGTCATCTGTTGAACGCATCGACGGTATCGTCGCTAACGAGAACTCGTGGCAGTACATGCAGTGCTTTTGGTACCAGGATGTAACTGCAAATGGTGGCGTGCGATGGAATAACCCAGTAAACCCGTCCGGCCTTAAGGTGTACTACGTCGAAGGGCTCATGATCGAGGAGTTCGACGAGCGCGCCTCCATCATCGCTGGTCCGCACATCACCACAGATGGCGCTGTCGACGACCACACGTACGCACTCTGCACAGCTGATGCGAGCTCGTATGCTACTTCGCAGTCGTGGTTCATGGCCCGTGTCCGTGTGATGTGGACGCAGGGCATTTGGAACAACGACACCACGCGCAAGCACACTGTGTTCGGCTGGTGGGATAGCGCCACAAGCTACATCCACTGCTACTACCAGGAGAGCGCGGGCGGTCAAGGCTCGTGGGTGCTGGAACGTATGAATGACGGTGTGGTCGACACAGTGTCTGTCGTAAACGGGGCAACACGCGGGCAGTTGGAGAGCGACCCAGACTTCCGCTCTGTCTGCGCAGCCTGGGAGAACGGACTAGTCCGGTTGTCAATCCAGGGTACAGCGTTTGATGAGACGGTTACCGTTACGAACGGTATACCCGCTGTGACGAATCCGTACGTAGAAATTGGCTCGATCGAAGAAGACGACCAGCTGTGCGGCGACATCGTGTGGGCTGCTGCCGGCAGTGGCGTCCTGACCGACGCAGACGTGTTGACTCTGCACGGATTCGGTGACACGCTGCCGTCGTCCTACCCAGCGGCAGCTAATGAGTTCTTCACTTGGGACGCGAGCGACGCGACGGCTGGGGACTCGATTACGGAGTTCTCCCTGTACCAAAACGGGAACGTCGACTACGAGCAGGCTGTGCTCACATTGAAGCCTATCACACAGAAGGCAGCAGCCGATGGGCCCACACACAGCCGCGACATCGCCCTGGCGAACCGGGTAGCGCGCTCATTCCCGAACTACGCTGTTGATATCACGGATGGCGGGATGGATACAGCTGCGATCGTTACCGCCGGCAACGCCCAGGCTGATGGTGACGACTTCCGTGTTCTGGTTGACGGCGTGGAGGTGCCGCGGTGGTTCGGTGAGGATGCGGGTACCAACGACTTTGACCAGACAGGCACTACGGTCTGGGTCAACATCGACCTGGAACCCAGTAAAACCGGGGTCCTACTGACCGCAGCATCCGACAGTGACACGTCATTCGTGTTCGACATAGGAAGTCTGGCGGGCTGGCCGGATGATGGTTTCTTTGTGATAGGTACCGAGTGCGTACGATACGCCAGCCGCACGGACACGACTGCGAGCGGCTGCACCAGGGGCGAACGCGGTACTACAGCGGCTGCACACAGTACGGACGTCGTGGCGTACTGGGCCCAGCGTCGTGTGCAGCTCATGTACGGCCACAGCGCCGCTACCGCTCCGGACGCACGGGCCGACCGTAAGCCCATGATCGACCTCGCGGTCAGCACTAACGAACTGCTACACTGGGACAACGCTACGGGCGTGTTCGATGCGGACAACACCCGACGCTCGATGCAGTGGAATAGAGTTCTGCGCGAGGTCGAAGCTGGGCAAAACAGGTTCGCACTGTCGGACAATCAGGTAGGTGGCGGCAACGACCCTATGGCGTGGCGCTACCGCAGGGATGGCGCTGTCCCTGGTGAGATCGCCGGCAACACCTTCGCCATCGTCCTGCCCCCAGGTACGGGTGAGGACGGGTCCGGCGACGTGGTGGAATTCGACGGAGGCACAGATTTCTCGACGCGTGTGCGCTGCTTCGGCATCGACACGATCGGCAACCGACGCTTTCTTGGTGGGTACGAACCCGACGATTACGAAGCACCCTCTACGATCACCCTGCCATCGGTGGGTGATGACATGGTGGCTATCGAATTTGTTGGTTCGGTGGGGCGTGTGGTGGGTACACCCGCGCTAGGGTCGTCCGGCATCGACGGAGGCGGCGGCATCGCTGAAATCGTGCTGACAGGCTCCGTAAGGCAGGCATTCGTGGTGCCGTCATCTAAGGATATCGGCTCGGGGTCTATCTTCTACGTCTACGCGTACCTGCAAAGTGGTAGGGCTTCACCGGCCCTGCCCTGGTCAACTACTGTAACTGTTACGGCTCGCATCCAGAAGGAGGACCCTGACAACCTTGGTCAATACTTCACTGTGGCCGAGTCCGCCGTATCGCCTGTGTGGAGTGAAGCTGGCCCGGGGTTTGTTGGTGCACAGTTCCAGCAGATACCGTTCCTCTTCTCTCCAAAGGTGCCGGTCATCCCTGGTGACAACTTGGTCCTGCAGATTGAGTACACATCGCTTGACTCGGGTACCACGGACGTGGAAGTACAGTGGGGCGGTTCGGTCATGTCGTACAACGACCGGCCCACAGTCCAAGATTTCTATCTCGTATCTGACGACCTAGACCAAGACGGCATCGTCGGCTTGCCATCAGACACGGGCGAGTCGATCGACCAGATCACGCTGTACATGAACGCGGACGGCGTACCGGTGATGGTGCTTGGCGTAGAGCAGAGCGATGCGTACTACATCGACGGCGTGATCGAGAACGTTACCACGGGGCAGACCGTGGGGCTCGAAGCTTTGGTGGCCATCGACGACGAGCTGCAGGTGAATATGGACACGGGCGCGGTAATGAATGTTACGCAGGACCTAGGTATCGCCAATCTCGCTACCTTCTCCGACAACGACGACCTGCTCACCCTGGTGCCCGGCAAAAACGAAATGACGTACACCGAAGCTGGGCTTGTGTCCATCTCGATCAACGTGACCTATAACCACGTGTGGCAGTAATGATAAAAGCGCCTAGAGTCTACGTGCACGCGGCCTCCTTTACGCGCCTAGGCCGCTTGTCCATGGTGTCGAAGGTCAACAGGTCCTACACCATCGACAACAGAGACGTAGCCACGTTTACGGTGAGCCTGGATGACCCGCTTATCCAGGACATGCGCCCGTCTGTTGGGCGCCTCATTGTCATCGAGTCTAGCTCTTACACCGACCCGTGGGTGGGCAAGCTGGTGTCGGTGTCTGGTGGCGGCAAGGACCGCATGGTGTCGTGCAAGGCCAAGGGGTACGCGTCCACCTTCGATCACCGGCTGGTCGGCCCATCCTTCACATCGGTGGGCACACCCACCACGGTGATATCGCACGCGCTACGTGAGGTGAACCTCTTTAATGACACGGGCGTGGTGTGGGGCAGCGGTGGCTCTGGCGTCGAATTCCAGATCAACGCGCCGAACCAAAAGGCACGCGTCGTGTTCGACCGTGCAGCTGAGTTCGGTAACCAGGAATGGTACCTAAACTTCGATCCCTCACCAGAGACGGTTGATATCCAGATGCACGCGCCGTCATGGCGCGGGCTCAACCGTTACAACTCCGTACGCGTGAACGATGGAGTCAGCGGCCGGGTTGAGCAGTGGCGTGAAGACGGGGAGTCGGCGTCGTTTATGGTCACAGTGGTCGGCTCTATGCTGTCGGCTACACAACCTGCGAACGACCGGTCTAACGCCAGGGCCATACTAGACGCAAACAAGATCCAGGCGCCACACGGCTACCTGATCGACGGCAGTGAGATCGCGGCAAACATACTCACCTCGCAAGAGCGGGTCATAGTCAGTGAGGAATTGAAGGCTGCCGGGTCCGCCAGTGTTGCGGCCGAAGCCATCCTGGCCAGGGACGGTGGCGTATCCAAGCGCACACTACGCGTAACTGTGACGGATTACAGCCTGTGGCCGACCCTGCGCGTTGGTGATGTCTTCCACTTATCCTCAAACGAGACCTTTGTGACGGGCTTCGACGGGCCCGTGCGCATCCTTGCCGCCCAGCCCGACGAGGTTGCCGGCGCACTACACCTCGCAGTACAGCTGTTAAGGAGACCTAATGTCTGACCTTATTAGGCACTACGTAGAGGGGACCGGCTCACTGACTGCACGTCTGCGCTACATTGAACGTAGGCTCGACGATATGCATCTCCCCGGGTACAGGCGGGATGGGGCCGACAGTGCCGAATTCTTCCCAAAGGATTTCCAGATAGAGGCGCTGTTGGACGACTTCACTGGGTCTAATCAGATCCTAGTCACCGATCACCTAGGTGAGATCTCCACGCTAGCCATCCCGCCGTTCGGATGGATTGGGCGCGACGCGAGCGGTGGTATCCTTTCTGGTTCATTTGGTGAGCACTCATTCGTCTTCCGCACTGGCGATGACGGCGTAGAGGACGGCTTGAAGACGGGCACTATGGGTGATGGTGCCGTCATGATGAAGACGCGCGGAGGCGACGGCTTTATCGCGAACGATCTGTTACTGCCACTCACGCCTGGGTACTTTTGGCCCGAGATGATGGGCGGGTCGACTGGTATCGCGTTTAGTGGGGCTACGTCCGTCCTAGACTGGGACGGCCCGTATCTGTACAGCACCAACAACACTACTACGAATGCCTACCGCCAGTATGCGCCCCCACTGCCGGGTGACTTCCGCCCTGGTGTGCGATGGTGGTTCGCTACGAACAGCGCGGGTATGGGCGGTGGCGGGTCTAACCCCAACATCTACTTTAACCCCGGGAGCCAGCAGCGTATCAACGGTGGCTCCGCAACTCTAAGCATTGACTCTGGTACCGTGCTGACCATGTTGATGAGCACGGGTGTACACGGTTCACTAGAACACTTCGTTCTTGTACAATTTTAGGGGGTGTGTCATAGAGACGTGGATCGACGTGTTTACTACCTTTGGGCTCCCAACCGGGCTGCTCATGGTCGTGTTGTTCTTTTCGTGGCGCGTAGCTAGGAGTGTGGTGCTGCCGGCTATTCAACAGCTGGTGTCGTCGCACTTAGAGTTCGTTAGCGCTGTGCAGGACGCGTTGGCCCGAGAGCATATCGATCACGGCCAGATCAAAGACTCTATCGCCAAGCAGGGCGAACTGCTTAAGGAGATCACTATCGAACTCCGAGCAAGAAGATCCAAATGATTAGTGGGTGGGCGATGGCCACACTCCCCCTGTGTGTAGCGGGCAATCCACCGCCGCTGATGCACTTTGTGCTCGCCGGGTTTGCCTACGCCGGGCTGTCCCCACCAAAGTAGTAAGGCACCCTGGCCATGGGGTGTCGGGCGCTCTCCACCTGAGCGGATGGGGTGGGGGGCGCCCATTTGTACAAGGCCCGGGAGGGTATCTCCCGTGGACACGGCCTGTCCAGGCTATGGGTATGGGGGCCCCCGCCCCCGTGTCCACGGACGGGGCATCTCTGGTACCCGTCCGCCCACTCCCGTACACCCGGGGGGCTGGGGATATGCACCCCGTGGACCTGGGGGCCGAGATGGTATGTCCGGGCCCCACGGAGACCATGTCCACGGACGGCACATCCCCGGCCCTACCCGGCGACGGCCTGTAGCCTATCGTACAGGTCCATGACGACGGACTGGCGCGAGCCCAGGCTACGGCGAATGCGGCCGTCCATCGACCCGATACCATCCAGGTAGATGAAGGTGGGCGACCGCTCCTGTCCGGGGCGAGCCATACGCCCCCGGATCTGCTCGTGGTTGGAGTTTGAGAAATCCAAGCTGTAGAGTATGCAGTAAGCTGCTTGTACCAGGGAGATCCCTTCACCGCCAGACTGCACCTGTACGCCCAGGACCGCCCCATCTCTGCATTCGCGCCATTCGTCGAGCTCGCTGGCGGCGCCGGATATCTCAAAGTGTGGACGGCCGGCAATATTTGCAGCTTGCCTGATGTTGTCCAGGTCGACTATGAAGCGAGCAAACACGGGCACAGGTTCCGCCGGGTCGATCTCGTCTAGCACGCCGACCAGGGTGTCGCGCCGGTTGGTGTCGATGATGATGGGCTCGGGATTCAGCTCGCCGGGCATGGGTCCCGGCTGGGCAAAGCCACATGACAGCTGCTGTATCTTCATGAAACGCACGCCAGCGTTGGCTGCCGTGATGATGCCAGAGCCCAGGTCGGCTACCGCTACGCTTACTAAGTCGCGCTGTGCAGTCAACGCTGCTGCGGACATGGGGAATTTGCGTATCACGTCGTGCACAGGCAAGTCCCACACTGTGGTGTCGTCGTAGTGGCACACTTTGTCCATTGCTTCGACAAACTCGTCCATGTTGCGCCACGGGACCCCATGCCTGCCGGACAACACCTCGTGGTTCTTGAATCCGCCCATTACCGCGTGCTTGTCACGGAATCGACCGAATGACTTGTCCACGACGCTCTCATCGATAAACCGCATTAGCGCCCAACCATCAAGGGGCGACTGGGCCAGCAGTGTTCCTGACAGGCCCAGTCGCTTGTCACACTTCTTGCTGAGTAGGCGCATGGCGCGAGACACTTTGGACGAGGCACCCTTGATGTGGTGGCATTCGTCCGCTACTAGTGCCCCTGGCGGGCTCTTAAGAAGAGCCTTCTTCAAACTGTCCCGCCACACGGCGCCATACGTGCAGACGCACAGGGTAAGATCCTCGGAGGCTACAGCCTCTTTATACCGCTCGACGCGCTGACTGGCTGTGCAGCCGTACAGCTTGACTTCACGGTAGTGCGGCATCTCGTCTTGCCACACACGATCCCAGGCCACGGTCTTGGGGCAGACCACTAGAATGTTGTTCGTACCGTCCAGGTACGTAGCAGCCACTCTAGTCTTGCCTGAACCCATCCGCATAGACAGCAGCAAACCGTGCTCGCTGATGTAAAGCCTAGCGAGGGCCTTCTCCTGGTGCGCCCACAGGTTGCTCAATCTCTAGCCTCCCACAAATTGTCGAACTCGGCCACCGAGTGGCATACCCCGGTTACGGCTCCAGCTAGACGCCAACGTTCCAATGCCATCCTCTGTAGCGGATCGGCGTCTCTGCCCAGCTTTTTTGACTCTACTTTGATGGACACGCCATCAAGGCAGCCGTCGATGTCGGGCTCTGCGGTGTTGTACTGGTTGCCGTGCACCTTATGCGCCCATCCGCCCATGGTGATGATGCGGCGGATGATCTCATTGTCGACACAGCTTTCGTTCCTAGACATCGGGCCATACCGCCATCAGTGCGGCCATCAGCGTGGGGTACTGCTCACAGTCCTGCGTTTCAAGGCACTTGGTGTACTCGGGTGCTACCAGTACCACACGCGTTCCTGCTGCTCTGGCGTGCTCAATTTCACGCCACGTACCGATGGTGCGCTGTCCCTCCCCTACGTTTGCCAGCAGTACGTCACATTCGTCAATAGCTACGCGGTTAATTCTGGATACGCTGGCCCACGCTACGGCGCCTCGCCTGTACGGCAAGGCTGGGTTGAACGACGCGATACCCCTAGCTCCAAGCCAATCTCGAGCCTTGACGCGCCACTCATGCGACTCCGTCGTATCGACCAAGTCCATTGGACCTGCGAGGTACACCATCCTGGTGGACTTGTCCCATTCGCCTCGATCCAGGCTTACACCTATGGCGGCGTAGACAAGAAGGTCCATCCAGGTATCAGCTATCGCCTCGTCGCCAGCGACACCTGGGTCGTTCTGCAACGTTCGCAACCGCATAACCTTGTCAACACACCGGCTAGCTACGCCGGATTGCCCGACCATAGCTACGTTGTCGCTGCTGTATGCGGCACTCTTAACGGCGAATATCTTAGCAGCCTCTTCGAAAATACCACGTACGTCGTTCACGATCCTGTGCTCCCAAATCCACGCTCACCGCGGATAGACTCCGAAAGTGTACCAACTTTCACGACGATAGTAGGTACGGTCTCATGCACAATGAGCTGTGCCACGCGATCACCAGCCTTGATGCGACGTGGTAGCCAGCCGTTGTTGATAAGCCCCACGAATAGTGGGCCTCTGTAGCCCTGGTCTATGACTCCTTCAAGCACCTGTAGCTTGTGGTTTCGATACGTGCTCGATCTAGCTGTGATCCTGGCCCATACATACCCTCCGGTTAGCTCGATGGCGATACCTAGGGGCACATCCGACATCGACTTTGGCCACACGATACAATCTTCCGACACGTACAGGTCGAGCCCTGCATCGTTGGCATAGGCTTTCCTGGGTACCTCGCCAGCACCTATGTCCTTAACCATGAGTGTGATCACAGTGCGGGCCTACGGTACGATATCGACCACTCAGGCCCACCAGTACCAACAATGGAGACTGGCACACCGAATCGCGACTCGACGTACGACACCATGCCGAGCACTCTGTCGCTCTTTGCGATGACGTTCCACATGTGCTCACCTTCAATGTCCGGGTCAAGGTAGTCGAGGAAATTCAAAGCGATGGATGTGGGGCGGTTGACGTTGATAGCTCTCTTTACCAGCCCGTCGTCCCAATCCGCGATGCGGCGTATCTTCTGCGTGACGGTAGTACGCTCGGTGACGTCTTTTCCCAGACGCTTCCCAACGGTGTCCCAGTCGGTTTCATTCTCTAGTGGCCCACTCGTGCCAGCCACTCGGATCGGCATAGTGCGGACCACCAGTAGTACGTTCGTGACGTCGAGCGGCGACAGCCCAGCGTCGGCAGTCAGGGTCGCGGCCGTGGTGTCGTGGCTGGTGACGTATGGCCAATGTCCGTGGATGAGCGACAGGCCGAACCCTTGCGTACCCTCCAGCAGGATAGACTTGCCGGCGCGGATGTGGTTGGACGTGTACGAGGTCGTATCTTCGATAACGTACCTGCTCAAACCCTCCTCATCGGCCACGTCCCGCAACAGTACCCGGCCCGTGTCCTTGCGTGCCATGCGCCTAGCGCGCGCCTCACCTACACCCTCACCGGTCGAGCCGATGGAAAAGACGAGACCCGCCTCCGCTTCCTCGTCCTCCGGCAGTGTTACTGCAGCGGATGCCGCGATCCTGATACGGCTGTGGATAGTCGGGTCCACTTCTGCGACTTCATCAATCTCGCGCCGCAGCAGTCTTGGGTCGACTACCGCACCTGGGCCAATGAACAGCTTCGCATCTGGGTTCACCCAGCCACACGGCACCATCCGCATCTTCCACGTTCTACCTTTGTGGCGCAGGCTATGCCCAGCGTTGGGACCTCCCGTCCTGATGTGCATGTCGTAGTTAGACGCGATCTTAGCTACGATATTTCCCTTACCTTCACTTCCGTACTGACCACCAACCACGGCTAGCACTCTGGAACTCATACCACTATCTCCTTTTGGTCGCCCCATGACGGGCCATACGATATGTCAACCTTCATGGGCACGGTGAAATGAAAATCCTGCATCGCTTCTCTGATAAAATACACCGCTTCTTCCAAGTCGTCCAGTTTCGGCTCGAACAGCACCTGATCGTGCACTTGCATCAACATAGGCGCGATGTCGCGGTGGTAGTCCAACTTCATGATTGCGGTGCGCATGATCTCGGCCACGCCGCCCTGGACCAGGGCCGACAGCGCGTTACGGTACTGACTGACCAAGCCGTCGAATCGGCGAATGCGACCCGTCCACATTCTGATAAGGCCGTCCGTCCTAGCAGCGTTCTCTGCCGCATCGGCTAACTTGCTGAACCCCGGGTAGGTGGCGTGCCATTTGGACAACATGCCGGCGGCCTCTTTACGCGGGATTCGTAGCTGCTCTGCCAAGCCCTTCGACCCGAGACCGTACACGATACCGAAGTTGATGCGCTTCGCATCATTACGCTTAATCCCGGCCTCGTCTGCCGTCTCCTGGTGGATATCGCCGTCGGCCATGAACACGTCGATCATACGCTGTTCTTTGGCGTAGTGCGCGCCCAGGCGCAACTCTGCTTGGCTGTAGTCGGCAGACACGATCACGCGCCCAGGCCGGGCGACGATGGCGTCCTTGACGACGTACACTTCGGTCTTCCTGGCGACAGCCTGTAGGTTAGGCCCACTACAGGAGGGTCGGCCGGCAACCGTTCCGCCTAGGTTCAGCGACGCGTGGATGGCACCGTCTAGCGCGGCTGCCTCCGCCCAGGGCTTGCAGTATGAACTGTACATCTTGCTCCATTGGCGCCACTTCAATAGCAACGATGCGGCTGGGTGATTGCATCGCTCCACCGTACTGGCCTTCGTGTCTGCTGTTTGCAGCAAGCCCTTCATCTGCGGTGGCGACCCAGGGTTGACGTCGTACCCGGCTACGGTGCGGATCTTGTCAAGCAACGCCGCCGATTCGATCTCCGCCCTACTCGCTAGTTTAGACAGTACCTTACTGTCAACCTGCATGCCGCGCTCTTCCATGTTCGCCGTGATGGTCAGGTATCGGCAGCACTCCAACCATATCTCGTATAGCCCCCACCCCTTAAGCCTGGGAACCACATACTCGTACAGACGGCGCGTGAGGTCGACGTCCTGGATGGCATACGGCGCCACGACCTCTGATGGCAGTTTCCACATGTCGCCCTTCTTCAACTTCCTCTTGCGCAGTTCCTCCCCGAGTTGCTTGTCTTCGGCGCTGCTGTCCGATCCAAGGTACTGGTCGCCCAACTTCTTGAGTGACAAGCTCTTTACGTTCTCGTTAAGCAGCTGCGAGGCGAGTAGCGTACAATGCAGACTGTCCGGGATCTCGTACCCCTCTAGGGCCATGAAGTGAGCGTCGAACTTGGTGTTGTGTCCGCACACTGGCTTGCCGTTCATGGCCTCAGCTAACTTACCCAGGTAGTGCTCTGGCAGGTTGTACCCCTCGCCATGTCGGAAGGGTAGGTAGTGCGTGCCGTGCCCGGCGTCCACAGCAACACCGCAGATACGGTCGCCACGTGACCAGTGTAACCCTGTTGTCTCAACATCAAAGAATAGCCTGTCGGCCTTCTTTACCTGGGCGATGGCGACCTTTGCGAGTGAAGCTGTGGACGCGAGCATCTCTTAGAGGTCCCTGCTGCGCTTGCGGGTAGCCTTCTTAGCTGCCTTCTTTGGATCCTTTTTCAAAGGAGACAACTTCTTGATGCTAGCCTGCGTCTTACCATCGTACTCTTCGTGCACAACCGTGGCCGTAGCCTTCGCACCGATGGCGTCGTCACGCTTGAACTTGCACCCCTTACCCTCCGTCGCGCCAAGACCGAACGCGCGCACTGTCTCAGCCAGCTTCCACAAAGCGTTCGATGTGAGAGCTGTGTAGACACGCATGTCTTCGCCGTTATGATCCCCGCCTTCGACCATGACTGACCAAATCCACATGTCGTTGCCTGCCTGACTTTCTCCCTTCTCCAGGTCGACACAACGCACGGTATAATCACCGACGGGGATCAGGTCGGCAGTGAAATCGCCCATCTCGAAAACTTCGTCGTTGCTCACTTATCTTCTCCGGTTACGCCCTGCGTCGTGCAGAACATGTTGTACAAAGTCGGCAAGTCGGGATCTTCGACGATCCCTCCATACTCGTCCAACAGGTGCTCGGAAAACGGTGCTCCTCGGGTCTTGACCTTTACGGTCCCATCTGTGTGCGTGATCAGGTGTCGCGGGTTTTCGCCATCGACATCACTTAGGTACCACACAAAGTCCCAGTACCCCATCACTGCACCGCACAGCTTGTCCGTCAACATGGGTCGGATACTTAGGGGTGTCGCTGTCTCCTTCGGCCCCTTCGACCCTGGTGGGTACACTTCCTTCGGGTGAGCGATCAGCACCACGTTGAGCGGCAGATCCCGGAACATACGGAGGATGCGGCTGAGCTGTTTGGTGCTGTGACCATAATCAGCCAAAAACAGCTCGTCCCTGTTGGTGTGCTTGTCCTTGGGGTTACTGGCCATAGACTCTTCGACGATGCCGGTCAGTGAGATTGACTGCAGCTCGGTCACACTGTCCACCACCACCGTAGTAACACCTTCATACCCACCTTCCTTCAAGGTTAGGCACACTTCCTCAAGCTGATCGATCGTGGTGATGTCCACGGCGTCGATATCACCACGGTGCGCAATCGAGATAAGCCCGCCCTCACAGTTGAGGAACAGGACGTTGGCCATGTCCGGGTGATCCTGCGCCGTTGCCGCCATGTATGTCTTACCTGCACCCTGTGGACCGTACAGCAGGATGTTCATACCGCGCGTGATAATGTTCGAGTCTACCCGGTACGGCGCCAACGGGTCGACCGGTTCCTCTTCCTTCTTCTTACTTGCCTTCTTGGTTGCCATGTTCGTATCCTTCCTCAATTAGCCATGAAACGTCATCTCCAGCCATCTGCCCGTGGCACAGCCCGCGAAAGTCACACCACTGGCACGACATACCGGACAGATTCCTGGGTACTGCGTCCAACGTGTAGTTTGGGCGATTTGTGCCCAGTACCGTCTTGATCTCCTTCGCAGTCGTAAAGACTACGCGGTCCCATATCGCCTCACACGTACTCATGCTGCGGTAGAACGGCTCCCATCTGGACCAGGGAGTAGCCTCCAATTTCTCCTTCATGTCGAGATAGTCAGCGGGCTTTCCCTTGTTTTGCTTCACCGTCTCCAGGTATATGGCCCAGGTCGTGACCACGGCCTGCCTGGACACGTTACCATTTTTGTTGACCTTAGGCTTGCCCGGCGTGACGCCGCGTACCCACCACTCCACGCTACCGTCGACCTCGATCCCGAGTTCTGTGTATAGCATGCGTTGGTAGATTGCCCACTGCGCACCGAGGGTGTGCGTCACGCTGTCTTTAGACGTGGCGCTGACTTTGAGGTCGACCAGGAACACGCGGCCTGTCTCTTTGTCCCTGGCGACCCAGTCCAGGATGCCCACGAATCCTGACCACGGCTCATCTACACCGAGCGGGCTGCGCATTTTGTACTGGATCAGCGGTTTGCCGTCACTGTCCTCGACCGTCTCGAACCTGTCGAGGTCCAGATCGGTGAGAGCACGCAGTGCAACCTCGCGACACGCCTCCGCTTCACCGGTCCACGTGTCATCCTCGTTTGTGAGGGTGAGCCCATCCTTCAGCGCCTCGGTCACTGCAGCACGTATGGCCTTAGTCACGGTGGACGGCAGCCATTTGCCTAGTTTGTGGTGCTGGCGTAGCGCGGCTTCGACGCCTACATCGACCAATCTGCCGCGTATGAGCGGTCGCGATACCTCGCGCACCTTCAACCCGTACACGTAGCGTAGAGTCCACTGCCACGCGCACCTATTCCACTTCGACACTTGCGACCACGACAGGTCACCTGCAACCTTCCGTGGTGGGACCGGTATACAATCCACGTTTATTTACCTCGTCTTGGATACACATCGAGCGCAGCCAACCCAAAGTTGGCCGCGCTCGTGTGGTGGTTAAACAGCGAAAATTACATGATGGACTTGGCGTTCGGCCAGCGGTCCAGGATGTACGCGTGCGCCTCCTGCGGGACGAACTTTGGCAACTTCTTGCCGTCGGCCGTCAACTTGTTGATGAGACTGTGCAGCTTGGCGTCGTGGCCCTGCAGGAAGTGGCTCTTCCCCTTCGTGACGCCGCCGCAGCCGCACCAGCACTTGTGGCCCTTGGCGGCCTTGGTGGCCTTCTTCGGGGCGGCCTTCTTCGGGGCGGCCTTGCGGGCGGCCTTCGCCTTGTCGGCGGCGGGGCGCACGGGCGCGGCCTTGCTCTTGCCGGCGGCGGTCTTGCGGGTGGTCTTCTTGGTGGCAGTGGCCATGTCTAACTCCCAAACGGGTGTACTTGTGAGTGCTACGGTGTGATCCGTCGGACGACGCGTCTTCGGGAAGTCACTATACGCCTCAGGCCACTCGGCCATGGCGTACGCTGCTTGCACTGCGGACAACTTACCCTTAAACCTCTTCGGGTGAAGTATCCGCTCCCACAGCTTGCCGTAGTGTGTGGCGGCAAACGGAGAGCCGCGCACAGGAGCGGTTTCACAACCGCAGAGACAGTATGTGGTGTGTGCCATGAGGACCCATTGAATCACATGGACCGTGCGTCGTCAATACAGCGCTTTCCAGGCGACGCTATACTTCTATCCTGTAGGTAGGGTGCGAAGCCTCGCAACCGGCGATCCAGCCACGTAGCTGCATTAATTTGCTGTGGTAGAACGCCCCATCAGCGGTTGACATTAATTCCATAGCGATCATCTGGCGGTACTCTTCCAGCGTGGCCTGCCCGGGGGCGACCGTTAGAACATGCTGTATGTGGGCGGGGAGGCGATCTGAGCCGTCCTTTGGCATTAGTTTATCCTTTGGCGGGAAATGTGACTGAAACCACCCCTGTACACCAGGGGCGGAGTGACAGTCACATCGCCGCGCCACAACGGGTGCAGTACCCCAGGGGCTTACACTGCCCGCTTTCGGCGTTGCCGTCCGGATATGGCAAAATGTGCCATACGTGACCCTTCATCGCGCAAAGCTGGTACCTAACCAGCTCGACCACGTACCACACCCAGACGAACCGATGGGCGAAAAAGTCGCGCATAGCGACGTAAACGTAGTCGCGCCGCCTGGGCGAATGTGCGGGACTGATGCTGTTCATCGTGGCCACGCAATCGAGGTGCCACAGCACCCGCTCGTGCAAGCTGCTCTCGTGGAAGTCGCCGTATCGGCGCAACTCGAAGTCGTCGAAGAACTCTCGGTAGGTGATATTCATGATGTGATCTCGTTGAGCTTGGCCAGGGTGGCACGGAAGGCGCGTAGTCGGCCCAAGCCTTCTATGTTATCTTCGTCTACGTTCGGTATGGGATCGTATCGCGCACCCAGGCGGGCCACAGTCCGCTCCAGGTACTTGCGCAGTATTTCCAGGGAGCGATCGATCGGCAGCGGCTGCGTGTCTTCCAACGGCTGGCCTGACTGCTCACGCGCCAGGGCATCGCCTGTGAGTCGGTAATGCATCTCACCGACGTTGTTAGTTTCCTGGGTGATGAGGTTCGCGTCCTGCAGGGTGTACAGATCAGCGATGAGACGTGGCAGCATGAGGTACCGCAAACTTCCCCTGGTGACGGATGTGTCGTGCCCCCTGATGGCGCCGTACAGCTTGAGTTGGTCGAGGGTGATAGTAGTCATAACACCTTCCCTGATGTGAGGACGTTAAGGTCACGTGTGGCGTTGTGGCGTTCCTTCTGGTAGTGTTTAATCTCGCTGGTTAGGTGATTTATGCGTTTGGTCAACGTGGATACGCGTAACTCGCGCCCCTTGTCGTGTGCCTCGGCCCGGTCGGAGTAGAATGTTCGAGGTACGTATCTCTGTTCGCTGCAGGGGTTCTTGCTGTAACGGATGTAACCGCCGACGTTCGCACCGATGCTGTGCAGTATGAGGAATGCCGGCTTGTTTTTGTGAGTCATCGTACGCACGGCGTCGTCACCAGTGCAATATTTCAGGCGCATAGAGTAGGTTATGGCGCTCCTGCTTATGCTTGATACTTCCCAGTGTTGAACTACACCGCTGGCTGACACGGTGTAGAAGTTAGTTCCCGTCCGCATATCGGACAGGCTGCTCGTACCTAGTTGACTCGTCATGGTGCCCCCGTTGTGTTTGTTGGTGCGGCCTCAACTGGTCGTCGAGAATTCCGCTATGTAGGTTTCCAGCTCGTGCTTCGCCTCCTCTAGTTCGTAGGGGAGACTCGCTAGCTGGTCAGTCAGGCGCGCGCCTACGGGCGCGGTTGGCTTGACTGCGGATGAGACGGGCGCTGGTCATTTCGTGGTCTCCTATTGGGGCCTATTTCTAGACCTCGTTAAACCACACATTTAGGTTTAACACAGTTTACTTTCCCGTCACGTTGAGAATGTCCATAATCCGCGCAAAAACATGCCCATGATCACCAGGGCTAGCAGGGATGCCGCCCAGGCCCACAGGAGCCACAGGGCGCCCGGGCCGCCCTCCTGGGCCCAGTAGCGGGGCGTGTCCACGGACGGTATCTCTCCGGCCGCCAGAGGGTCCGTCGCGTCGAGGGCGCCCTGTACCTGCTCGACGGTGCAGCCGGTACGTAACGCCATGGAAAACACTTCGTCGCGTCCCGGATCCTTGTAGTTGACGGACGACCACAGCGAGCGTCCAAACCCTATCTGTAACGAGTCACGTTCGGC